ATCAGAACATTCCCACAGGATGGGGTTGGGAATTCGTGCGTGAATGCAATTGAACAATGCCGCTTCCTCCGGGGAGGCGTACATGTGAATTACGGTGTTGGTGCAAAGTACAGGCGGACCTGGGGCGGCGTGGTGGGTTACGTTCTCTCCCCACTTGGTGGTGCCGCCGTACGTCTCAAACTCTTGGTTGGTCAGCTTGTATAGACTCATTTCACTTGCCCTTCTACCTTGGCGATGGCGGCGCGAAGCCTGTCCAGAAATCGTTGCTGTACTCCAATTATGTATTTCGGGAATCCGCTTACATACGACGCGCCCATACAAACCGCCTTAGCCGCTTCCAGCAGGTCCGGGGCGGCGGCGATTAGGCGTGCATTGGCTTGCCCGTGCTCTCGGTTATGCCCATTCCATCGAATGTCGGCGATGGAAGTATCACCCGCCCGAATCTCTGGGCACGGAGTTGAAAATTGCCCGCCTTCGCGTTGCACTACTCGCCACGGCCCCGGCGTGTGTTTCGTGTCGCTCATTGTGCCTCCGTACCGTTCGACTGTCTCCTCGTCCTCGTACCACGGCGGATAGCCCCCGTGCTCCGAGCCGTGGCGTTCATCGGGTTCGCTCATTTCTCCTCCTTTCCGTCGGCTAGCGCAAGGGCCTGTTGAATCTTACCGTACCAACAAGATTCAGAGTGCAGAAAGAAAACGCGTGGATATCCCTTGGAATTGTCCCTGGTAAGAGCAGGCCATTTGTGGAAACCGTCTTGCCTGCGCTCAATGCTACAGGTGTCGCAACGCCCCTCATCTTCTGGACTAGGTACGTCTGTTAGCGCGGCATACAGCGCCTCAGCCGCCAGCATCCGAGCCGCGATGCGGCGGGCCTCATTCAGTGAAATACCTGTGAACTTAGGCACAGTGGGCAAAGGCGGCTCCACATTGTGCGTATTGCAGAGCCACCTAGCCAACTCCTCAACCGTAATGTTCAGCTTGATTTCAGTCATTTGGTTTCTCCTTTCGGTCCTGTTCCGCTCCCAGCAACTCGCTTGCCCGCCGCAACCCAAAATCCACTCGCCAACACTTCCCACCTTTGCGGACATGGGTGTGGGCTAAAGTTACTTTCCCGCCGCTGCTCTGCTCCATGTGTCTTGCTAGAAGACATTGGAGCCACGGTTCCATCTCAGCCCATGACTGCTCCGCAATGTTCATTTTGAGGCAAGCCGCATGGCAAAGCTCCTGTCTGGAACCTAAGTGTAGCTTGCCCCAATCGGCAGTCATTGGCCTGCTCATCGCAGCCCCTCGGCAATGCGTCCGAACAACTCCGCCAACTCCGCGCTCAGGTACAAAGCGAACGCAGCCGCCAGCACCCCAGCCAGCAGGCTATTCAGCAGCCAAGTCGTCATTGTGGGCCTCCTTCGATTCTGCCTCCGGTTGCGGGACTGTCTCCGGTTGCGGTGCTGGCACAGTGTCCAAATCAGCCAGCGGCACAGCGTCACGCACTGGCATGAGCACACCTACCCAGGTCTGCCCATCGCTGCGCCGCGCATCCATGCGAATCGCCTTGTCGCAGTGGTCCGCTCGGAACCGAATGGTCAGTGATGAAGTAGGAGCATCCGTGAACTTCGACGCTGCCGCCGCCATCTCAGCCAGGTAGCTCGCGTCCACGGTGATCTCGAACGCAAACTCGCCTTGCGGAATAACCTGGGACCATTTAGGGAACGTCCCGGTCAACTTGCGCACCGCAAACGTTCGCCATTCTTCCAAATCAGTCACCACCAGCTCACACGTCGTCTCATCCTCGCCTTGCGGCTTGCCAATGCCTACCATTTCCAGTGCTGGAATGGTCTGCCGTTGCGGGATTGCCTTAGCTACGTTCTGAGCCGTCTTGACAGGGAGCAAGAATGGCGTCCACGTTTCCAATGCCTCAAACCCATTGCGCGATGGGAAATCTTCGCGCTTCGGCAGACTCACGCGCACCAAACGGTGTCCATCCGTCGCCACCGTCTCATGCGGAGTGACCAGGATCGCGTTCATGGTATAACGCGATTCTTCTTTGCTTGCGAACTTCGCTACGTCCAAATTGTGCTTATTGAGCATCGTATCCTCCTTTAGAGATTGTCTTTGCGAGAGAACAGCAATCCAGAATCCAGCGCTCCATGCAGCGCCCGCAGTTGGGCATACATTTCCTGGGTTGTATGCCCAAGACTGCCTAGCGGCTCACATACGCCACCACCCAGGCCTGAAACCTCTGCGAGTTTATACCGTGTGAACCCATCGCCTGGCGACCACTCCTCAAGCATTAGGTGGCCGACTTGAGCATTTCCGTTGATCCAGGCCACCTCCGGCCGCCCTAACCGCTTGTTCAGTTGTGCAGTCATATGTCGCAATGTCGTCTTAGTAATCCGGTCCATCGTTTCCCCCTCCCCCATTCCACGCGCGTAGGCGCGTCAAACCATCAGCCAAGTAACCCACAAGAGCGCCAGCAGCACTCCCAAGAACAACGAACGGCCAAATTCAATTAAGGTCATCGCACTCGCCTGCCTTTCCCTTACACACAACACGCTATCAGACGCGACATGCTCTTGTCAAGTCCCATTTGACAAATAGGACTGCGCCCTAGCCCGTGCCGAATTTGATACCACCGCCCGACGTGGGATTTTGTGCTATGATCTGCCCATGAGCGACCCGGTTCCCTGTGCCGTTCCCGACCGCTATCCCTTCCGCGCCGTAGCCGTAGGCGTACTGCGCTGGTCGTGTCCAAGATGCGGACACCCAAACACTTCCCAGCTCCAATACTACAAGTGGACCATCCGTTGCGCGAGTAGCGCATGCCGCGCCCGGTACGGTTATGGCTTCGTGCTGCATAACCTACCTCCCGGCGTGGCCAGACACTTGCCGCCCGATGTGGGCTGGCCCCAAGGCATGCGGCGTCATATGAGACCTCATGGCCCTGTACATGTTTTGACAAGCGATGAAAGCCAATAGGCATAATGGTTTCACGCATAGTAACTACGGAAGCATCCGACAGAACAGAACGGTTTGTCATCCAACGGCATTCCTAGTCGTGAAACGGCCTGTCAGTTCGTGATACAGTCTCACGCTCAAGCGATGCGCGTGCAAACGGATCGCGTTCAATCTGTGTTGTCATTTCTGCACCTCCATTATGACCGTATCACGCGGGCGATGTCTTGTCAAGTGAAATCGTACACCGTATGACAGATTGTGAGTACTAGGACTGCGCCGTTCGCCTGCTGTTCGCCATGCCACGTACTGACCGCCCGACGTCAGTTCATTGAGTACCCTTGACTCAGATAAGGTACATGGTCCTAGTACGGTATAGGACCGTACCGTCCTACTAGTGCGATAGGACCACTAGTACTGCCAGGCGGCTGTTGTCCCCGTACGCATAGGACTATCGCCTAGTCCGTCCTATTGACGCACTAGTACTGTCCTAGTGCGTCCCATTGCGGCGGTAGGACTACGACCTAGTACCTACCACGCCAGCGCCCCCGCCTCCCGCTCCCCGGCGCGCCAGGCCCTACCACCGTTGACCGCACCCACGCCCGCAATGCCCCCACCCTCGATTGTCCTGGGGGTCAATGAGTAGGGCGAGACGGGGACCTGCTCGGCCTCGGCGCACAAAAAATCCTGCCGTCCGCACGCATGTCGCATGGTGGTACATTTTTTGCTTGACACGGGCGGGGGGCGGGGATACGATGCAGTCGTTGAGTGAGGAGGGATCAGAACATGGGGGAGAAGGTAGGGCGCAGGTCGTTATTGGGGCGTCTATTCGCGTTGCCCATGGTGGCGTTGCTGCCGTCCGGTGCACCAGCGGATGACGCGCCTAAGCCAACTACAGCAGCGCGCATGTTTGCGGATGGTGAGTGGCATCAGGTCGAGATTCGTGTAGATGGAACAGTTGTGGGGTTCACCTATAGGCAGGATAAAGCATCGGACGTCGTGAGTATCGGCGATACGCGCAACCAGCTATGGGTTAACACGAGAAAGACGGAGCCGGAGGCCGTTACAAAAGCGAGGCAGTACGACGCTCTGTATGTCGCCCGCGGATACGCTCCGCCAGATTCGCACTTGGACCCCGAACGGCTGCCAGAATGAGTGAAGAGAACGTGGCGCAGGGGGACAATGCTGGTAGTGAGGAGGCCGCGCATGAACATAAAGGGTGGGGCACGGGGCGACAGGATAACGCAGAGGCACATCGAATGGGCCGACCGGATTGTGCGCTTGATCGGGAGCGAGGCGCAGTTGCAAGCGCTGCTAGACAGCTTCACCGTGCTAACTTCTGAGAACAGCCTACGTCAGCGGCGTGTGCTGGAGGTGTTGCTGCTGGCGCGCTTTCATCGCAAGGAGAAAGGGGGCCAGCCCACATGAAGCACATCGTCGCCAAGCAGACAACCGATACAAGGCTGCGCCCGGCTCAGATTGGTTGGCGCGTCGCCAATGTAGAAGGACAGCAGGTAGCAGTGCGCGTGTATGAGACGATGCAACAGGCACTGGCGCGGAGAGAACGAGGAGAGCCACCGCCTACGTTGCCGCCTCCCCCTGTTAACATTGCCTCGCCTACGCCACAGGCGCTGGCTCAGACGCAGTGTCCGTGTGGTCGCCCTGCTCGCCATCGCGGGCGGCACCGTGGCGTGGCAAGCGTGCCGGTTGTTGACCGGCAGATCGTCAAGCGCGAGCGCAAAATGATGCGCACGACCGTCGAGCATGAAGTCGAGATGACGACTGTCGAGCGCGTGCCGCCTGCGCTTCCCGCGAGGCCGCTGCTGTCGTTCATCCCGGACGATCCGCCAGAAGCGAAATTGATCCTTAACCGGGCCGTGGCTGTTCTGTCGGCTCCTAGCGATGAGGAGCATTGGGCTGCTTGGGAGAAGCGCCTGGAACAGTTCCATGACCTGACCGCAGAGGGCAAGCGGGTCGCTAACCACCGTCGCGCCAAAGAAATCGCCGACCGCCACTTGAATAAATACGCTGCGCGGGATAGTTCATTGATTCGGTCTGTTCAAGCGTGCTGGGAACCGGAAGATGCGCAGAAAGATTTGACGGCACTCTGGCTTACCGTTCATCATGCGCTCATCGAGGCGTTGGAGACGGCACAATGAAACGCGGCCGGGTGGTGCCAAAACGCAATGGACGCATTCGGATGCTCACTGGCGCGGACATCCAGCGCATCCGCCGCGCCTTGGCGCTCACGCAGGCCAAGTTCGCGGACCTCATCGGAGTGTCGCGCAATACCATCATGCGGTGGGAATCGGGCGAGACTGCTCCGTCGGTGCTAGAAGTGCGTGGCATCGTCGCCGCCGCAAAGGAAGTGCAACATGCGTCGCCGTGATTTCCTGATCTTAGCTGCAATGGAAGCGATGGCGCTGGCTGCTCCGCATGGGTTGTGGACGCCAAATAGGAAGATATTCTTGCCCCCGCAAGGCGGATGGGACTGTCCATTAGACTCATTGGACAACATCAATCGGTACATCCAGGAGATGATTCTTGCTGAACAGCGCCGTCTCTTTACCGGCCCTCTTGCGTGGGACCGCCCGATTATTGCTCCTGCCACGGATTGGGGGAACTGATGCCTAGAGCGAAGAACAGCCGTAAGCTGCCCGTCTTGCAAGAAAAGGCCGTGATGAAGCGCATCGAATCTGTCATCACGCGCGAGGAACTGATGGGCGTGCTCGAAACCACCGACGACCAGCGCGCCCGCAAACTGCTTGAACTGTTTACCGACCCTGGCCCTTCACACGTCAACGCCTCGCTGTTTACGCTCGCGCACCGCGCCGGTCTTACCGCGCCTGAACTCATCACGCTGTTCCGCAAGCACCAGATTGACCTCGGCGCGATCCGCGTCGCCCGCCACATCCCGGACATCATGGAAGACACCGCCGTGGACGCCCGCTCCGAGACCGTCGAGTGCTGGGTCTGCGACGGCGATGGTAAGATCACCAAGGGCAAGGGCAAAGCTAGATTCACCGTCGTCTGCGCCGAGTGCCAAGGCAAAGGCGAAGTCCGCGTGCGCGGCGACATTGAGAACCGCAAGCTCATCTGGGAATCCACTGGCCTCATCAACCGGCGCGGACCGCTCGCCACAACCAACATCAACTTCGGCGGCGCGCCTATCGAATCGTTTGAAGCCCTCGTGGGCAAGGCAGGCGAGATCATTGACGCATTCGCGCAGGAGGTCTCCGATGACAGTGCATGAACTGATTGTTGAGTTGAAGAAGTGGCCCCCTGGCTTGCCCGTCGTCACCAGCGAGGGTCACGACGTCACCGATGTGGACGACTATGAGGATACGCGCGGGCGCACTCATCGGCCCAACCAGCGCGTGGTGGTGTTGACATGAAGCCGCGATGCTGCTTGGATGGACGCTTTGTGCGCGTTGGCGAGTTCCTATGCTCAACGCACCGACAGGTAGCGGATCGCCTCATCTTTCGACGGAGGTCACTGTCTTATTGGATGTGTAAATATGACTTCATGCGGTCACCACTTCTGTTCTGTGTTATCGCCGATGAAGCTAAAGGAAGGCGGAAATCAGCATGAGGCAACCGCTCATCCAGGTCGTGCGCGTGGACCTCAAAGGCGTTGAGCGCCAACTCGCCCGCATCGCCACCGCGCTAGAGATGGCTGTGGGCATGGTCCCCGCCGCGCCTGAACCTGTCGAGTCCGCCGCCGACCCTGCCGTGTCCTACGCCACTGAGGGCGATCTGATCCGCCAAGAGTGGGAAGCTTTGCAGGGCGTGCCTGTCGAAGAAGAGCCGTAGCCGCGCGAATGTACTCCGAATCCATCATCGCCGAGCGCATCGCTAAGATCGAGCGCGCTTCTGGCATCAAACTCCGCCGCCACGACATCGCCCTCGTTGACGAGCGCGTGCAAGCTCTCAACGCCGCTTGGGACGCCGGAAACGACCGCCCGCGCCGACGCATCACCCGCGACGAAGCAGAGTTCATCCGTAACGAATGCCTGCTCGCCATGTGCGACTTCCGCTATTGGGTCGCTCGCTACTCCTACGTCAAGCTCGACGGCGGCGGCCTCGGCCATCCGCGCCCGTGGGAATCGCAAGAACTCATCTTATCTCACATCGCCCGTGTCGAGGAGCGCGCTTGGGAGCAACGCGCCAAGGGCTGGCCCATCGAAGGCATCCGCATTTTGTTGCACAAGGCCCGCCAGCTCGGTGCCACAGCCCTCGCGCGCCTGCTCACCGTTCACCGCATGATCTTCACGCGCCATATCAACGCAATGGCTGCTTCAGTGGACGAGGACAAAGTGCTCGAACTCTACGACCGCGACAAAGTGATCTACGACCACTTGCCGTGGTGGATGCGCCCGCAGGTGCGCTTCGAGGAGAAAGCCGCTCACATTCGCTTCGAGGGCCTGAACACGCTCATCCTTTATCAACAGGCGTCGCAGAAATCGGGTCTCGGCCAAGGCCGCCAATTCGAGATCGCGCACCTCACCGAATGCGCATCGTGGGCCAACCCGCAAGTCATCGCGCTCGACTTCCTTCCGACCATTCCGCAGTCCATTCACACACTCACCATCCTGGAATCCACCGCGCAGGGCCGGGGCAACTGGTGGCACGAATACACCGAAGAGACCCGCGCTGGCGCGCACCCGGAATGGGCCTACGTCTTCATCCCGTGGTACGCTGAGCGCACCAAGTACCGCCTGCACCCGCCTGACAACTGGTCCCCGTCGCAGATCACGCGGCTCCACGCCGATAAGGTGCGCGCCACATCCCACGAGTGGTGCCAGCGCGTCGTCGAATTGGACCGCGAGCAACTCTACTGGTACGAGACTCGTCGCTCCTCAGCTCAAAAAGCGAACGAGTTGAATTTGTTCCTGACCAACTATTGCGCTACGCCGGAGGAGTCATTCCAGCATTCCACTGTCGCATCGTTCTCGCCGGAACTCCTCGACCGTTTGCGCCTGGGCACGTCCGAGCCTAAGTTATATTTCGAGCCGACTTATGACCAAGCCGTTCCAGCAAATTGACGCTACCCGCGAAGACTTGCGCGACGTGCGCGGCATCGGCCTCATATGGGAGGAGCCATCCCCACGCCACACCTACTACGTTGGCGTTGACCCTACACAAGGCATTACCGGCTGGAACCGTCACTTGCGCTCCAAAGGAGACAAGTCTACCGACAACGGCGTGATCGAAGTGATCCGCCTCGGCGCGCGTGGCGAGCCGGACGCTCAAGTCGCTGAATACGCCGCCCCTGTAGACGCCGAAGACCTCGCCCGCGTCGTGAACTATATGGGCCGCATGTATGCAGGCGCAAACGAGGATGGTCAAGCCGAAGTCATCATCGAACTCACTGGAGGCCACGGCGTCATCACGCAGCGCGAGCTGATCTCGCGCTACGGCTACCAGAACCTGTTCCTCTGGAAAACCCTCGACGGCGCTACCGTGAAACGCACCATGCACATCGGCTGGCAGGCAACGAAGGACTCCAACATGGCCCTGTTCTCGCGCTGCCTGCGCCACGTCAACAACAACCGTATCTTGGTGCGCTCCCCTTGGCTTGTTGACGAGTTCGCCGACTGCACCTCCGACTGGGTTCTCGGCACGTTGCGCGCCAAATGGGGCCGTCACGACGACCGCGTGCGCGCCATCTTCTTGGCGATCTGGGCGGCGCACTCTTGGGCCAACGCCGACGACTACGCCGCTGAGACGCCCGCCGTCGCGCCCGCCCACATCCGCCCCGAAGCTCTTCCAATCAGCGTGGAAGAAATGATGGAAGGCTGCGACGATGCGCCGGGCCGTGAAGCCTGGAGCGGCGTGGACGACCAACTTGCTCGTATGTTCACCGATTAACCGCTTGACATCCCGCCGCTTGCCGTGTTATCCCTCTCACCAATGACCAGAACCGGCGTATGACGTGCGGGGCAGGCTAGGGTAGCGCCCGAAGAGTGAGTGCATCCCGGCTCACCTGCCCGCCCCGACCGCAACGGGCTTTGCGCGCGAGAGGCGCATGAGGACGTGTCCCTATGGCTTCCCACGCCAAGTCCGAGTCAACAACGTGCGTGCGCATCACGCTTGATCTGCCCGCTGCGCTCTACGATGCCTACAGCGCTCAAGCCGCACGCACGGCGCTCCTGCTCGATGAGTTCCTCGTTGCTCGCCTCGAAAAGTGTCTCGCCCACAACGACTCGCGTCCGCTTTACCTCAGCGACATCGAACGCGAGGAAGTCGAGCAACTCTTGGGCGGCGGTGTATTCGCTAAACCTGCTGACCTGTTGCGCGCCTTGCGCACCAGCTACACCGTCAGTATCGGCGGCGCTCAGATTAAGCTCGACCCGCAAGTCTACACATTGCTAAAGGACCGCTCGCAAGAGACCAACACGCCCTTGCGCGATCTGGTCCTGCAAATCTGCAACAATGCGCTGGGCGACTACGCCTTGGGGGGACATTAGCATGGTCCTGCACGACTACCGCTGCCCAACCTGCGGCTACGAACTGACCGACTTCGCCCTGCCCACCATCCCCGATGTGATCCGTTGCGTGGACTGCGGGGGCGAAATCGAAATCCTCTACCGCGCCCGCACCCGCAACGCGCAATGGCACGAGCGCGATAAATGCGTCGTTTACCGCGAGCGCAGCGGCAAAATCCGCTACCCAGGGCGCAACGATCAGCCCACGCCTTCTGACTGCGAGCGCGTCGAAATCCGCTCGCTTGCCGATATGACTCGCTTCGAGCGCGACTACAACGTCACCAACGAGGCGATGCACTATGACAAAGGCACCGGACGCGGCTTCGAGAGCGGCGACCGCCACGACGGACGCCCCGTAGCCCCGCCCAAGTGGGCACCGCTGAGGCTGGACGACTGATGCAGATATTGATTTGCCAGCAACATGGTTGGGTCGTTATGCCGTTCAGGGATATTCGCCGGTGTCAGGGTTGCAACTCTCCATTGTATGCGCATACTACAGCGGTGAGTGTCCCACGAGCATGGTGGGTCCAGTGGGCAATGTATGCGTGGTGGAACGAAGTGAATCGGCTCAGCGGAGGCAGTGGTCGTAAGATGCTTATCGGCGAGGTGGCGCATGGCTGACGAGACCCTAAGCATCCCTGAGCACACACACCTCCAAGGCGTGCTCGACTGGACCAACGCTGCGCTTACCGAAGGCGAAGCTTGGCTCAAGTCCCAAACTGGCTACGACAAGATAGACCCGACGATGCGCCGCATCATGTCGGACAACCCGGAGTTGCGCTCAACCCAACTCTCCAAAGTCTGCTCCAACCGCTTCGCCCACATCGCACTCAATCTCGCCAGTGCCATGACCGACATCAAGCCCTTCTTCGAGTTCAAGACGCACAACCCGCGCTATGAAGATTCAGCGGTCAAGGGTAACAAATTCGCGCGCTCCTGGTGGCTCACGCGCCAGATTGACTTGCGCTTCCTGGATTCGATGAAGTGGGCGCTTGCTGCCGCCACGGGCTATGCGCATCTTGTCTACGACCCCACCACCGACGATCTCGACCAACTAGCAGAAGACCCTCGCGACGTGATCCCGGTGCGTCCCGCATCCATCGGCTCGCTGCAAGACTGCTTTGCCGTGCTCATCCGCCGCGAGCGCACTCTGAACTGGGTCAAGCAGATGTATCCCGACCGCGCCGCTTTCGTGAAACCAGACCGCGACGGCTTCCTCGCCTCCGTCCAGCGCCACAACATTATCAGCCAGCAAGTCGAGCGTCTCGGCCTCGACGCCTCGCCCTTCTGGTCTCACGTAGACCGCACGCGCCGCAAGCAAGGCGAAATGTCCATCCCCACCGTGGATGTGTACACCCTCTACGTCAAGGATCGCACACGCAACAAGTCCGGGTTCACCGTCGAGGTGGGCGACAACGAATACGCCTGGAAGTACAAAGTGCGCAAGGGCGATCTGCTCTACCCGCGCCTGCGCCGCATTATCTTCACGCGCTCTGCCGTGCTGGAAGACAACCCGTCCCCCTACTGGCATGGCCTGATCCCGCTCGTGAAGATTACACTCGACCCGTGGCCCTGGTCATACCTCGGCAAATCGCCTCTGTGGGACCTGCTCCCGCTCCAGGACGAACTTGACCGTATCCTGCGCGCCATCGGCGACTCCATCCAGAAATTCGCGCATCCCGACGTGGTGACCAACTCGCAAGCTATCTCGCGCGCCGAGCACAACAAGATCAACACGCGCCTGCCCGGTCTCAAGCTGCGCGTGAACCCAATGGGCGGCCCGAACCCGGTGATTTTCCCGCCACCGCCAAACGTTCCGCCGTGGGTGCTCGAAGTCCTCAAGGGCATCATTAGCGAGATGGAAACGCTCTCTGGCGTGCAAGATGTAACCAACCTTGTGAAGCTGAATCAAATCCCGTCGTCTGAGACCATCGAGCGCATGATGGAGGCCATGACTCCCCTGGTACGTATGCGCTCTCGCGTGATCGAAGCGATGCTGCGTGAGTTCGCCCAGATGACGTTCTCGAACTTCTGCCAGTTCTACAACCTCCCGAAGCGCCTTGCCCTGCTCGGCCCGGAAGGGATGACGTTCGAGGACTTCGACACCGACCCCGGCACGCTGATTCCTGATTACATCGAAGGCGTATCCGAGGACTCCACGCGCGAGGAACGCGCCCGCGCTATGCTCCGCATGTTCACCTATCACGTCGCACCCGGCTCGCTGCTGAGCGCCTCCGAGATCACCAACAAGATGCTGTATTTTCAACTCTGGCGCGGCGGCTTGATTGACCGCGTGACGCTCGCCGAGAAACTGGACATCCCCAACTACGGCAAGCTCCCTGGCGATCCCCATACCGTTATTGACCGCATGATTGCCGAAGCAGAGGCGCTCCCGCAACCGACTGTCAGCCCCGCAGGGCGCAAAGCTAGCGGTCAGGAAGCTCCGCGCATGGTCGTGAAAGGCGGGCGCACTACCGTCACCGAATCACCTTAGGAGGCCCTATGGCATTCGTCTCCGTGAACGTAACTCTCTCTGGCGCGACGCAACTCAGCGCGACGCGGACGCCCTGCGAGCAGATCATCATTCATAACCCTACGGGCAACGCAGCGATTCGTGTCGGCGACTCTGGCGTGTCGGCAACCGAAGGCATCCCTGTCGCCGCCAACGCCACGCTTACGCTTGGCTCCTTCATCGGCGGCAAGGTGGACCTGACCGAAGTTTATCTGCACGGTACCGACGCTGAAGTCGTGCGCGTTGCCTATGTCCCGTTCTAAGGAGGCATGATGGCCGCTTGGGGAATCCCGACGCCGCCCGTTACTGATGTGAAACTCATATTCTTGGAGCGCCGCGTACAAGCCTTGGAGTTCGAATGCGCCGCTTTGCGCGCCCGCACCTTCTGGCAATGGCTGCGTTACTGGTGGAGGCTCAGTGGAAAACCCTAGATTCCTGTCCGTTACGCTTACCACAGCGAACACGAACTACAACTTGCTCACGCTGCTCCAAGCGGTAGATACCGAGTTCAATGACTCACCCTACCAGCGTTGCCGCCGCCTCGCTATCCAAGCCGACTTCGATGCTGGTGCGGCCCGCTTCTTCGTCGGCAACACGGACATGACCGGCTCCATCTTCGGCGTCGAAATCGTCGCCACCCAGTCCGTGCTCTACGAAGACGAGCAGGACACTATCATCCTGAACCACGTCTTCCTGCGCTGCGACACCGACTCGCAGCCCATGCATGTTACGGTGCAATTCCGATGATGCGCATCGTCATACTCGTCGCCCTGCTCCTGCTTGCTGGCGCGAGCATTGCACCCCGCGCGCGGGCGCAGGCTGGCAACACCGTCATCATTACCGCCGCTGGCGCGCCCGTCGGCTCCTGCCCGTTCATCATGCTCTACGACCGCTCCGACGCCAGCGAACTCTATGCCTGCCGCCCTGGTGTGGGCTGGTTCCTGGTCGGCCCTGGCGCGGCGGGAGCGACTACGTGGTCCTCTCTTACCAATCCTACCGGCAACCTGGCGCTGACGATGGGTGCGTTCACGTCTACGTTCACCTACAATGCTGCCACAGGCGCAGCCAACCTCTACCGCCTCACCGATACTCTGAACAACACGGGCACTGGCTATGCCCTGCAAGTGGACAGCGCCACCGGCTCCGTGCTCAATCTTGCCCGCTTCTGCGCGAATGGCACCACGAATTGCATCGTCATCTCATCCGCTGCCGCCCTGTCCGCCGCAGGCACGGCCTCGGTCGTCGCCACAGACCTGCAAGCCGCATCCGAAGTCGTCTCCGACGCCGAGGTAGTCAACACCATCACACTTACTAACATTACACAGATCACCAACCGGGCTATCGGCGACACGACAGGAGACTTGGCGGCGAGTCGTGTGGATGACGGCGGCGCGGCCAGCACGCAGGCGCTGTTTAGCGGTGGGGTGGGTGCGGCGGGCTTCCGGGCCATTGTAGACGCCGACGTGCCCAACACGATCACTGTGGATTTGGCCACGTCGTCCTCGGATTTGACCTGCACCAACTGTATTGGCCCAACGGAGATCACGGACTTGGCCCTGGGTACGGATACCAGCGGGAACTTTGTGGATGACGTGACGGCTGGAATCGGCATTGCGGTTACGCACACGCCTGCAGAGGGATCGGATGCGGCGGTAGCCTTTACGTTCGCAGATGCGGGCGCGGACCCGGCGCTTGGCGCAGGCGGCGCGACGTTCTCGAATGAGGGTGCCAGCGCGGCAGGCGTGGTGTTCGAAGGCGATACCAACGACACGTTCGAGACGCGGCTGCGTGTCACTGACCCCACGGTAGCAGACCGCATTGTTACCATCCCGAACGCCGACTCCAACACCGTGCAGCCCCTGACTTGCACAGGCGATGACAAGGTTTCTGCTATTTCCGCTCTCGGTGTAATCACTTGCACGACCGACCAGCTTGGCGCGGGCGGAGGCGACGCCATCACCGTCAACACAACCGCCGTTGCCGACCCGGATTTCATCACCACAGGAACCGTGTCCGTCACAGAGAACCTTGTCCCGACGCCCGACACGATCTCATGGGCCGTGGTAGCCAATTCAATCACGGCAGCGCACATAGATGAGACTACGGCCTACGCCTTTTCCGCTACGACAAACACCTTCGTCAGCGCGTCCTACACGGACGGCTCTGGCGCTGCGGCAGGCAGCGGGGTACTCAGGGCAGCCAATAACATCGCAGTGCTTGGCGTGGAAGTTGCTCCTGCCGGTGCTGACTGCACGATGACACTAGACGCCAGCGAGATATTTCAACTTGCGAATTGCACGCTGGATGCCGCCGACCTTAGCGGCACTGTCCCTGACGCCTCGATCAATGGCGCGAACGAGGCCGAAGAGATCAGCCTTGCCAACCTAGCGAGCCGCGCCTGCGCGGACCTCTCTGATGAATCCGCCCTGTGCGCTTCTTCAGACATTGATTCTGTTACTGGCCAAGCCAACTGGGGCACAGCAGCCACGAAAGAAACGGCGGACCTAATCTTCACCGGAGTTGAGGCAGACTTTGACGCGGGAGCCGCGAACGCCTGGCCCCGCCTGCTGAATGAGGCGACACCAACTGGAACCGATTGCGACGCGGCAGGTGAGGCAGGTCGCTTGCTGTTCGACCCAGACCTCGATACAGACGGCTCCGTCATGGTCTGCCGTGGCGCGGCAGGCTGGAAAGATATAGATGACGATGGCGGTGCGGGCGGGGGTTCAGTCGGATACGCCTTGACGACCTATGCTGGAAATCTCGGATCAGTTGTTGATGCCACGACGTATTACTACGGGGGATCAGCGGCAGCGGCCGTTGCGACAGCCGACCAGATGCGGCTTTACATACCTACAACTGGCACCATCACAAAAGCGTTTGTAAGCGTAGTGGTCCGTGGTACGCTAGCTAGTGGCGGGGAAGACTCCGAAGCGCTGATCCGGCTGAACAATACGACAGATACAAGCGTATCTACGACACTGGAGCACAACGCTGTCTACAACACGGTGAGCAACACCGGTCTGAGCATCGCAGTTACGCAAGGCGATTATGTAGAGATCAAGATTATCGCAGCAACCTTCTCAGTCAACCCGACGACTGTGTTCTACTCGGCAGTCCTTTGGATCACGGAATAGGAGGATCGTGTTGATGGGAAAACTTCTGTTGGTCGGCTTGTTCACCGTTTTTATAGGCGCTCTAACTCCTGCGCGCGGGGAAGTCGTGATACGTAAGTTGGCGGACACGACGAATAGCACAACGACGTTGGCTGACGTAGCGGGGATGAGCATTACCGTCGAAGCCAACAGGGACTACCTGATTGAGGCTTGGTTGCTCGTGGATACTGCCGTAGCCACGACGGGTATCGCTGTCGGCGTAAATGGTCCGGCATCTCCGATCCAAATCGGGGGATTTTTTCGTACTACTGTGAGCAACGGGACTTTAGATGGAGGCGGGTTCACCTCCTACAACCAGACGGGACAAAATACGTCGTCATTGCTTGCCACAACGGGGAACTTTGTTAAGTTAGACTGCCTCTTTAGAAATGGGAGTACGGCAGGTACGTTCACGCTCCGATTTGCTTCCGAGATTGCCAGCAGCGGCGTTACGGTTAAGGCCGGAAGCGTACTAAGGTACAGAGAGATCGGGCGGTAAGGAGTGACATGGAATGAAACGATTCCTAATTGGTTTGCTCTTTGTTTGTATATCGGCACTGGCCCAAACGATCCCCACCACGCGGCCCCGGCTCTGGTGGACGCCAGAGCGCGTGGCCCAGGCCCAGGCTTGGTACGCCTCCAACCCGTTCACTCCGGGCGCGGTGACGGGCGGCGAGCCAGCGGTGGATGCCTGCTTCCACTACGTCGTGAGCGGGAACATCACTTCGGCGCAGAACGCCGTTGATTGGGCGATGGGCTATAACGGCACGAGCGCAGACGCTGCGCGAGGCGGCGTGGAAGGTGTGATTACAACCTATGACTGGTGCTACGACCGCTTCACCGCTGCACAGCGCCAGACCCTCATTGACCGTTGGAACACCAACATCGCAGTGCGCATGGCGGATATCTGGGGAAATGCCACGCAGGTCCAGAACAACTATAACTGGGGCTTTATGCGGAACGAGGCCGAGTGGGGCATGGCCACGTTCCATGAGAACCCGATGGCGCAGACGTTCCTGGATGACGCCCTGATTACCCGCTGGGCAACCAACTTCGTGCCGCACGCTAATAACGGTAACTCAGGCGGCGGACGGGGCGGCGTGCTGCAAGAAGGCACCGCTTACGGCGCGGAGCTTTCGCGCTATCCGGTCATCCCGTTCACCACTTCTAGCTTCTATGGGCGGGATATCTATGAGGAGACCAACTTCTTCCGTGAGGCGGTCTACTACGTGATCTACGCCACAGCCCCAGGACGCACCGTGAACATCCACAACGGGGGGTCGTATTGGGAACTGTTCCCCTTTGGAGATGACGAGCGGTTTGCGGGCGGCGGCATGATGATCGAGCGCCTGGAGCGGTACGGCAACTTCCTGGGAGGCATGGCGGACTATTGGCGCGATGAGGCGGCAGGACAGTATGCGCGGCGCTGGCTGAGCCTGACCAATGCCGCCCGTGGCCGCTATATCCGCGCAGTGGACCGGGGCGGGCCGGAGCGCGACTTCTCGGCCCTGCCGCTGGATTACTACGCTTCAGGGGCTGCCTATGTTTATAGCCGCACCGCTTGGGAGCCGCAAGCCACTGCGCTGCACCTCCAGATGGGCGGGCACATGATTGCGACTCCTGCCGGGCACCGCCATGCCGACATGGGCAACTGGCAGATGTGGCGCAACGGGCGCTGGCTATCGCGGGAGACCACGGGCTACAACCACCAGATTGCAGGATATGCAGGCGGCTCCAATGTAGATACGCTGCATGCGCCAGCGCACAACGGCATCCTCTTCAATGGCAGGGGCGTGGACGTGGGGCCGCGCAATGGCTTCCCGCAAGTGAAACGGTTGGAGAGCCGCCCGGACTACCTCTATGCCGTGGTGGACCTGACACCGGCTTACCGCAATAACTTGGTCGGAGCGCCCTCGCAGTGGGACAACACCGCCGTCTCGCATATCGAGCGCGAGTTCCTGTTCATCCGCCCGCTGGAAACGCTGGTGATCCTGGACCGCTTGGAGTCTACCAGCGCGGGTGTTACCAAGACCTTCCTGGCGCACTTTGAGCGGCTGCCCGTGGTGGACGGGCCGGGCCGATTGCTGGCCGTCAACGGCGATCAGGCGTTGCGGCTGATGACCTTGGTTCCGAGCGCGCCGCCATACCGAATCATCACCGAGGGCAGCTTCGTGGGCCAGTACCGGCTGGAGATGGACGTGGATGGGTTCGCCCTGACGCACATGCTCCACGTCTTGCAGGGGCGCGGGACGACAGAACCGGATTTGCAGGCGCTCTTGATCGAGGATACTGACAGTTTCGAATTGCTGCTCTCACATCCTACGCGAGGATCGGCGGCAGTTGGTTTCCTCAAAGGCGTTGCAAGCGCGGGCGGGCAGTTTGGCTATGCGCTGTCTGGCCCGCCTTCCCTCTCACCGCTGACGACCGGCGTGCAGCAGATGACCGTCACTGTTGCTAGCGGGCCGGTGTGGGAGGGTAGCACAGAACCGCCACCCCCACCACCACCGCCTCCGCCACCACCTCCACCGCCGCCTCCTCCGCCAGATTTGACATTCACATACGTGGATGATCTCTACCAGGGAACCAATCATGCGCCACTGGCCGAAGGAGAGTTGATCTTGCCGGAGAGCTACCGCGTTGCTTTATCGGTTGCGCCAGCAGCAACGGGATTATGCGATGGAGCGGGATGCTCTGGCGGATGGGAGACTTCGTTCACCTTGACTCAGGCGGGCGATGCGACGATCTCATTTGACTACACGCTACGGCTTTCCGGCAACACCGAAGCTGGGGAGCGCAGCCGAATGTATTACCGCAATCCAGCAACCGGCGCGGTGGTGCTGGCGGCTGAGTTGAATGGGGCCAGCGGCGACACGGCAACTCACAGCACGAATGCGAACATAAGCAATACCTATGCGCTCGCGGCAGGGACGTACACGTTCGACTTCGGCTGCTGGCACAACGATGCTGCCGCCGTCGAGTGGGGCGACTGCACACTGTCGAATGTGGTGATCTCGTTGCCTGGCGGGGAGCCGCCGCCCGATACCACGCCGCCGGTCCTGACGCTCGCAGTAGTGAGCGCGTCGCAGATCACGATTACCGCCAGTGAGCCGGTGACGGGTTTTGCGCTGGATGATATCACCGTGAGCACGGCTCCCCTACTGACGGGCTCTGAGACGAGCTACAGCTTGAATCCGTGTCTGTCTGTGAGCGTGCGGGCTGGGGCGGTGCTTGATCTAGCTGGGAATCCGAACGCGCTGACGGTGTGGAATAGTTGCCCGTGAGTAAACGAGCTAAACGCGCACTTACACCAAGGCAGCATCGGATTGTCTATTTGGTTTCCAGAGGTTACACGAATCTGAACATCGGGACACGTTTAGGGATCAAGGAGACTACCGTGAAGCGGCACCTGGAAATTGTGTTTCGCAAGTTCGGTTTTGGTAATCGCACTGAAGTTGCTAGGGCCTTCATTGAAGGCCGGTTGTTAAATCGCGTAACTTGGAAGGAGGAATCGCCTGTAAATCTAAACCTTCTGGTACATGAGTGGAAGTCGAAGCGGGGGTGGATTGCTCCCAACCCCGCTCCTTTCTATGCGTTCCCCCTGCCGCAGCAGCGGTTGCGTGCGCTGAAAGAGAAGGCGGTGCTGCGGAATGCCTAACGATAACGCCAATCCTTGGCACAAGGTCCACGTTGTCATCATCACGATCTCAGTGGTGGTGAGCGCGCTCTTTGTTCTTTTCAAGGACAGGCTCGGCGTAGAGGGTGAGGGCGCGACACAAGCGCAGCGGATCGTTGGACTGGAGGAGGCGCAGCGGGCGATGCGCACGGAGATCGTTGAGAATTACGTCCGCAAGGAGGAGTTGCGCGTCATTGACGAACGCATCATTCAACTCCAGCGGCAGGTAGACACAATGAACCGGCTCTTAGTCGAATACGTGCAGCAGAACAGATAAGGAGGCTCTATGAAGGGATGGCGGACATTAGGGATCAATGCATTTCTGGCAATCGCACCGATCCTACAGGCCACAGGCGCAGCTGACTTGGGCTTGGAAGGGAACATGGCAGCGGGTTATGCTGCGGTAGTAACCGGCGTGAACCTCGTTTTACGGTTCATCACGACGACTCCGGTGGGCCACAAGGAGTAGTTCTGCGTGGGCAAGGCTAAGCCGAAGCGGGTCGTGCGCGCAGCCAATGCCAACGGCACGATCACGCTGAACGTCAACCTGCTAGGTTACCTATGGAAAGTGCTCGCGGCGGTCATCGTGATTGGCGGTTACATTTGGTATCAAGCGACGTGGCAGGCTACCGTGGACGCGCGGTTGGGTCAGGTCCAAGCGAATGACGCCAAGCAGGACGAGCACCTGAAGGAACTGGACCGCTACTTCTACCGGCCGGGAGGCACGCAATGAATCGTCGGAAAGCTCTAGCCGCTTTGGGCGCATTCGCTGCATCTCCAGCTCTGTCAGCGGAGCCGCAACGGTACTGGGTTGTCCCGAAGGAGGCCATCGCGCGCCTCAAGCTGACCCCGCTTGCGTCCATGAAAATCAGCGGGCATGTGCTCGCGTTCCCTGGCGAGGACGGGCAAGAGTATTCCCAAGACGACGTGCTGCGCGGAGTATTAACGTACATGTTCAGCCGATGATAAACCTGGAGACCGTCCGTGGCGTCCTACGATCCGTCGCCGTCGCTGTCGGCACGGTGGTTTTGATCTACTGGCTATTCGCATGGCTAGGCGCGGACGTGGGACCGCTAGACCGTTTGCTGCGCAGCATCTTCGAGCTGCTCACGAAGTCGGCTGAGAAATTCAGGTGGTGGGAATGAATCTGACGGTGCTGAAGTTGCTCAACCTTTTACGCCAATGGATCGCCCGCCGCTGGTTCGCCAAGGGCGTTGAGGTGGGCAAAGCGCAACAGCGGGCGGAGGACGCAGTGAGCCTCGCTGAGCAGGAACACCGGCGCAGGCAGAAGATCATCCGCGAGCGATTGCATGCCATCCACAAGGCGCAAGAAGAGGAGGCGTCATGGAAAGAGCGACACGGATTCAAGTAGCGATGTGGTTCCTGCTGTGCGCATCCGTTGCATGGGGGCAGGACGTTCCACGCGCTGACGTGCAGGAACTCCTCAACATCCACGCCCGCGAGCGTATCGCCATGCAGGGCCAGATCGAAGCATTGGAGGCGCAGGTTCTCACCTACCAGCAAGCCGTCCAAGTCTTGACGCTGGCGAATGAGAAGCAGCAACAGGCTCTCGGCGTGAAACAAGGCAAGTGGACCATCATCGGGCAGTGGGCGTTGCGGCTTGCCCCGGTGGTCTTCAGCATGACGGCGGCTGTGAAATGAGCAAATTGCTGACTGACCTAGACCCGCGCATGAGAGCAGCAGTGGCTCAACTGCTCACGCGCGTGCGCGATGATCTCAACTTTACCATCATCGTCGTGGACACGCTCCGCACACCAACAGAGCAGGAGCACTTCATTAGCATTGGCGTGTCGTGGACAACCCGCTCTAAGCACCTCCCGCAACCATGCTGTGGCAAGTCCCATGCTATTGATATTGTCCCGAAACACCTTACCGTCCTGAAGAACTGGGCACCGGCGCATCCTGATTGGACACGCCTTGGTGAGTTGGGGGAGTCGCTTGGCTTCGAGTGGGGCGGGCGTTGGAAGGTACGCGACTGCCCGCACTTCCAATGGAAACCACCGGAGGAACTTAATGTCCCTCGCACGGCCGCAACCAGGAGACGAGCCTAAAGTATGGGTGCGCCACTGTCCACGCTGCGGCAAAATCCTGACCAAGCCGCATCCGACCGACCCGTGGGCGTGCCCGTGCGGTTGGCAAGATCAGGTGCCGAGCCAGGTACGCAAGCCAATGTCTCGTTGAGCAATTTGGACCCGCGTTTGGTCGAGGCGCTCAAGTGCATGGCAAACAAATCGCTTGACAGGTTCACGGGCAGCATGGTAATACACTTTCAGGACGGCATCGCGCTCGACATCGAGACGCGCACGAAGCGCCGCCTGAAACGACCGTAGGCAAGAGCATCGCAGGGGAACTCCTTGGAGGCCCTGATCCGCTGAATGCGGGTTGGGGCCTTTTTGCTTCGGGGGCAAGATGGCGATTGGGTTGTTCAGTCAATTACTAGATAGACGACGAGGTTCAAGATTCATGGGGGGATTCGGGCCATCTGCCATGTTCGGCGTGAACGATAGTGAACGGCAGCGGCTTGACCTGGAGCGCGAAGGCTCGATACTCCGTGATTCCATGGGGATGCCGACGGATACGGAAGTCCCGTCGCCTCCAGTCCCTGGTACAGAGCAACAGGCAGGTTGGGCACCGTATCATCAGAACCGGGCACTGACGCTAGGTAATCTGCTTTCTACCTATCGAGACTGGATCATGAACCGAAGATCGGGCGGGCCTGAATCTGGACTAGCGCCAGTGACAGCTCCTAATGCTCTATTGCTGGGTAAGGATTGGTTGACCAGCCGTATGTTACGGAGATTCTATGGCGGCTAAGGAAACGATGCAACGGATAGGCCATGAACTCAAGACGAATCCGCCTGCCGTGCTCGCTTCCACGCGCCGCAAGTTTGGCAAGGCGCGAGCGGAGAAACAACGCCGCGCAATTTTACTAAGCAAAGCGCGCAAAGCAGGCGCGCACATTCCATCAATGAAGGGAAGGTGAACATCACATGGCACGCAACATCATCAAATCACCCGCCGCACCCATCAAGGGCGGCAAAGGCGGCATGAAGACACGCCCCAAGGGGATGAAGGGGAAATACTAATGGCGCTTGACACGACAGGACAACGACCATCGCTCGACAGCCCGCCACCGCCAGCGCCTGGCGCTACCCGCCGCGTGCCGGATACGCCAATGGGTGCGGCGATGGGCGCGGCCCCTCCTGTCTCATCCATGACGCTCCCGCAAGCCATCATCGAGCGCGCCATGCTTGTCGAGCAAGTCTTGCAATCACTCGCCTCCGTAGCGCCCGGCCTCACGCCTGCCGTCGCGCAGATTATTGATCTGCTGCGCGCTAGCGTTGCCGGGCAACTGCAAGGCGGACAATCACCAATGGGCATGGGAGCGCCTGGAACGCCTGGCATGGGCATGATGGGCGCAGCTCCCGCGCCCGCACCGACAGGTCCAGGGGCCGTCGCGCCGCCAATGGCGTAGGCACCGTCGGACCAGGAGGAGTCAATGGCAAAACGAGAAAAGGGTTTCTGGACCAAGCTGTCGCAGGAAGCGGGCCTCGACGACGCTGCGCAGAAGGCACTCCTGCAAGCGGTCGAGAACGAGAAATTTTCAAACGGCCTCTACGCCTCTCTCGTCCCGCGAGAGGAGTCCATGAGGCAGGTGGACGATGCGCGCAAGGTCACAGAGGAAGCTAACCGCGTTAAGGCGCAAGCCGAAGCCGACTACCGCATGAACCTCGAATGGTACAACGCGAACGTCCCACAACTGGATGCAGCCAAGCGCCGTCTGGCCGCTTACGAGTCGGTGTACGGGCCGCTGGACGCAGCCAACCCGCCAGCGAATCCGCTAGCGCAGTCAGTGAACGGCGGGACGCAACCGCAATACCTCACCCGCGAGGAACTACTTGCTGCGCAACGCAACACCTACGTGCTTCAACGCCAGCTCCGTCGCGCCGACCTTGCTTACCAGAAGCAATTCGGCACCCCGCTGCCCGACGAGGCGCTAGACGAGTTGGAGAAGCTCGCTGTGCAACCGGAGAACATGAGTCGCTCATTCGATGATCTATTCAACGCATGGGTGAGTCCCAAGGTGTCCGAGTTGCAGACGAAGCAGGCTACCGAGCGCGAAGCCAAGATTCGCCAGGAGGCATTCAACGAGGGCCTAGCCAAAGGCAGGATGCGCGAGCCGACTCAGGGCGCGCCTGAAGAGACATCGCCGCTGTACTTGGGCAAGCCCAAACCAGAAACCAGCAAAGACGAGCGGACGCTGATGACCGATTTCATGCAGGGTCTGGAGACGCCTGCCGCCGCCGTCACACACTAGCCGCCCTGACGCACGCGCGCGGGTCGGCTGAAAAGGAGAAGCAATGGCAGAACTCGATCAGTTAACAGCCTCGACGCGCCGGTTGATCCGCGAAGACCCGGCGCTCATTGACGCTGTGTTTCAGTCCGACCCAACAGTCGCTTACTTGCGCCAGAACTTGCGCGAGGATTTCGACGGCGGCTACCGCATTGACGAGCCGCTGATCTACGACGGACTCGTCGGCGGCGCGTATGCCAAGGGCAAGGAGTTCGACATCACCGAGAAGCAGGTGGAGCAGAACAACCAATTCACGCTCAGGTTCTCCGAGGTGAACGTCACACTGTCGCTCGAAGACATCCGCGTCATCAACACAGGACGCCAGCGCGCTTTCTCGCTGGTGAAATCCCGCATGTCCACCGCCTTTATGACGATGGGGGCGCATCTGGCGCTTGCCGTCTACATGAACGGCCAGCGCGCCGGGTTCACCGCGATGTTGAACGGCCTAGCCGAGATGGTCAACGACGGCACAACCGCGTCGTGGGACAACAACACCTACGCGCTCTACGGCACATTGACCCGCAACGGCACCATCGGCGCGGCCAACAACGCCAACGTCGTGAACGTGAACGGAGCGATTACCTACAACCGCCTGTCCACGTCCTACGCCGCTGCGTCCTACGGCTCGCTGACCCCGAACCTCGGCGTCACCACTCCTACCGGCCTCGTCTTCATCAAGAACCACTTCCAGCCGCAGCAACGGTTCGAGACTGTCGAGCCAAACATCGGGTTCCGTGGCGTACAGTTTGAGGGCGCAACCATCATCGTGTCCCGTTACTGCCCAGGCTCCTACCTCGCCGCCAGCGCGGGCGCAGCCGATCCAGTCGCAGTGACGTTCATGACACAATCCTCGAATGGGGCGCTCACCGCTTACCCAACGCTTGCCGTCGCCACGTCCGAGACGCTGTTCTGGATCAACGCGCGCAAGCCTTACCTCAACTTCTACGTCTCGCGCGACGCCCTGTTTGGATTCGGCTTCACCGGATTCAAATGGAGCGCGGGCAACACCAAAGTCGCCGGTCAGGTGCTTGCGGGCACGCAGATCACCGGCTCACCGCGTTATCACGCGCAACTCTACGGCATCACGTCGTAAGGACAAAGGAGGAACCAGACACACATGCCTGCATCAAGAGGATCGCAAACAGTTCATATCGGGCAGGGCAGCACCATCGAGAGCCTGAACGTGTCAGAACTCCCGCGTCCAGGGGAGTTGGGCCAAGCGGTGTATCTGCCGAACAATCGCGCTTACCAGATCGTCCAGTGCGACTCTGGCGCAACAGCGGCTACCGCTGTGGGCGTCGTTGCGGCTGGGGACTTGGCGTTCTGGATGGCAAAAGGCACGGGAGCCAATCCGTACCGTGTCACTAACGATGTCGTTCAGGCACTCGGCGCAGCGGACGCCACCAACGACAACAAACGCAACAACGTCGCTGGCGTGTTCACGCACGCGGTGACGGCTGGCAACTACTGCGTCATTCAGCAGCGTGGGCGGCGCAACGTAGCGTCCGACGGCGGCGGCGACTTCACGGTCGGCGATTACGCCATTCCCGGCAACACCAGCGCGGCTGACATTGACCGGATGGTTGCTGGCACCGCTCCGACACACACCATTGTCGGGATGGTAGCCGGGGCCGAAGCTGCCGGATTTACGTCCATTGACCTTGACCTGCCAGTGGTCCCATAAAGGAGGGCGCATGGCTGTAACTGTAGACTCAACCATCACGCGCACCGTTGTGGGCAACAAGCGAGTGCTGGTACAGCAGATTGATATTGGAGCGGACGCGGATACCTACACTCCGCCCGGCTTCTCCAGGATCGAGTTCTGGCACTGTCGCGGTGCAGCCGAGACCGCTATCGGCGGCACCAACACTGATACGGTTATCACGTTTCAGACGGCAGGCGCGGAATTGAACGCCGTCCTGTTCGTCATGGGGCACTAGGGTCGCTCACGGCCCGTGCCGGGGGAGGCCCTGATTGGCGCTCTCAAATTATGATGGTCTCGCGCGGGCAGTGCTGCTCCGCTGCCCGGGCACGTCCTATCTGCTCGCCCGCCAATGGATCAGCTTCGCGTTTCGCCAGCTTGCCGAGAAGCGGGCGTGGAGTTGGCTCATTCGAGAGGGCCAGTTCCTGTTCCCGGCTGCATACACGACAGGCACCGCGGCGGTCACCAACAACTCCATAACCGTTACGGGCACGCTCACGGTATGGACTGCTGCGATGGTGGGCCGCCAATTCCGTGCCGGGGCGAACAACCCGATTTACACCATCGCCACCCGCGTCTCCGATACCGAGATCACGCTTGACCGCGTATGGGGCGGGGCAACACTCACAGGCCAGACTTACGAAATCTACCGCGCCTACCAGACCGTCCCATCCGACTTCCACTCGTTCTTGACCGCCGTTGACCAGGCGCAGGCGTGGCAACTCACGACCAACGTAGGCCAGGACGAGTTGGACCTGATTGATCCGCAACGAACGGATTCCGGTCAGCCGTGGGTACTCTCGTTCCACGACTACGACACAGTGACCAGCCCGCCTCTACCGCGCTATGAGGCATGGCCGCATGTCAAATCGCAGTATGTGATCCCGTTCCTATACGAGATACGTCCGACCGACTTAGAGGACACTGGCGCAGTCCTGCCTCGCTACGCGCGCGGGGACATGCTGTTGGAGATGGCGCTGGCAGAATGCGCTCGCTGGCCCGGTCCCGACACAGCGCGCAAGAACCCGTATTTCAATCTCGGCTTAGCTGACCGGCACGAGCGCCGCGCGCAGCAGATGATCGCCGAGGCGCAACGTCAAGATGAGGAAGTGTTCATGTCCAACGTCCGTTACCAATCCATGCTCGCTCTGCCGTTCGCGCCATCCGATGCGTGGCGGCAGACGCATGAGGTTTATTGAGGAGGTTCATTATGCCCGGTTACATCAAATCGCCTGTTGAAGGTTATGTCGGCGACCCTGACGATCTGTCTGGCACAGGCGGCGACAAGAACCCATTTGTGCCTGGCGGGGAACCGCCCGCTGGCGGCTCGCCCCCATTCAAGGGCTTGGAGCCAATCGAGGGCGCAACCCCTGGCGGCATCAGCATCGAAGGGCCGAAGGTAGAGAAGCCTGGCGCGTAGGAGGTGGACGTTGCGACGACTCATCCTGTTGCTCGCGCTCGTAGTGTGTCTGCCCGCGCTGGGCGAGGCGCGGGCGCGCGGGCAAGGATTCTGCGAGCTTGGCAACCAGAACGTCACCATTACGGGCGCGGGCACGACGACTACGGACTGGCAGCAATCCTACCCTGGCTGCACAGTTACCGTATTCAACGCGGGCACGGCAGTCCTGAGCACCATCTTTAGCGACAACGTTGGCACGCCGCTCGCCAACCCGTTCACCGCGTCCGCAACGACTGGCATCTGGTTCTTCTACGCCGACAATGGCCGCTACGACGTGCAACTGAGCGGCGGCGGCATCGCCACGCCGTTCACGCTCGGCGACATATTCCTGATTGACACCGCTGGCCTTGGCGCATCTACGACCGCGTGGTCTGCCCTCACCGTCCCTACAGGCAATCTTGCGCTCTCCATGTCCACGTTCACGACAACGTTTACATGGGGCAACCTCGCCACGACCGTAAGCGGACTGACACTGGTGGACGGCTCTGGCTCCACGTCCACAGGCGCGGTACTCGACGTGCGCTCAGGGTCATCGTCCACCATGAACCCCGTCCAGTTCACCGCCCAAGGCACCGCCAACGGCGTCGAGATGACCACCGCCGGGCTGCTCCAAGCCATAGGCACGGGCGGGATCGCAGCGACAACACTAGCCTGCACGACCTGCATCTCAGACGCCGAGGTTGACGCCACTGGCATCACCACGCGCACCAAACTCCCAGCCAACGTCGCCTACGAAGATGAAGCCAACTCGTTCACACTTGACCAGACGTTTCAACAGGACATCTTGCTGCGTTCCGGCACAGGGTTCGCGTTCACGCTTGGCGGCAATCCCACCGCTGCGCGCACCATCAATTTCCCCGACAGCGCAGGCACGCTTGTCGTCGCAGCCACGCCAGGCACTGCTGGCACCGACATTGATTGGATCAGCGGCGTGCTCAACGTGCCCACCGCTTCTGCCACAGCGCGCGGTGCAGTCTCAACGGGCGCGCAGACCTTTGCGGGCCTCAAGACGTTCGGGGCTGGCGCAGCCTCGACGTTCTACGCATCCACAGCAGCCGATACCGCCGACACGCCAGTCATCTTACGCCTTGCCAACACAGAGACCATTGGATGGGAAGCAGCCGCTCCAGGCACTGACCTGACGATGCAGGTAGGCGCTGCGGACACGTTCCTGTTCTCTGCTGCCCTGGTGCCGTTAGCAACTGACCCAGCCGACTCCGGCGTCATCCGCCTCGACAACGCCGATACGATCTGCTGGGAGGCATCCCCCGCCAGCACTGACGCCTGCATCACATTCGACTCATCAGAGGCATTCACGATCACGGGCGGGACGTTCTCGCTCGGCGCAGCCTCAGCCACTTCACTCACCATCGGCGTCACCGACCCCGCGGATGCAGGGGCGATCCGGTTAGAGAACGCTGTGCTGATCTCATGGGAGGCATCGCCTGCTGGCACCGACGAATCACTGGACTTGGACGCGAGCGAGAACTTCGGTCTCACGGGACCGCTGGAGCTTGACGCTACCGATCCGGCAGACGCGGGGGCGCTGCGTCTCGACAACAACGAAGCTATCGCGTGGGAAGCATCCCCAACGGGCACTGACATTACCCTTGGCGCGAACATATCCGAGGTGCTCGTCTCCAGCGTGCAATTCGACGCCCCGCTTTACTCCACCGCCACCAACTGCTCCGATAGTGCCGGGGACGCAGCCTGCGCCGCTGCCCCCGCAGGCTCCGTAGTGGTGGATGCCTCCGACACAACCACCGTAGTCTCAACAACGGCAGTCACCGCCAACTCTCAGATATTCCTTCAGGTGGACGCATCGCTGGGAACTCGGCTGAGCGTGACATGCAACACGCAGGATGCCGATGTGTTTTCTCCTCGAATCACGGCACGGACTGCCGCAACGAGCTTTACGATCACGCTTGATGCAGGGCCGACGACGAACCCACTTTGCTTGAGTTATTACATCATCAACTAAGGAGACCCATGACCAGACTCATCATCGCACTGCCGCTCTTAGCCGCCACGCTTGCGCTGGCGCAGGAGCCAGCTACGACACCGGAGGACGCCACGCCTGCCCCAGCCAAGATTGCCGAAGACGCCCGGCTGAGAGGCGAGAACCTGCAACTCCGCATCAACACGATGTCGCTGGAGGAGCAAATCCTTATCGAGCGCGTCCAGAAGATACGCGAAGACCGCCCCGCGCTTCAGCGCCAACTCGCCAAGCACGCCTTGGAGGTGGTCAAGTCGCAAGGCAAAGACCCAGCCAAGGCGAGTGTTAATTGGGTCACAGGCGAGATTGTGGAGCGCAGCCCCTAGATGCCCAACGCGCCCCCACCGCTGCGGCACTACCCCGAAATCCCGCTGGAGTTGTCTGACCGCGACGCGCGTCTGCGGCTGAACCGCGAGTTGCGCCTGTTCGCCGACCAGATCAAGACCGACAACATGGTCTGGATTCTGTACGTGCATGGCGAGGTGGTGAGCGGCGCGTTCGCAACGCCCCCCATCCTTATCAACGAGAACGTATCGTTTCTGCTCATGTACGCCGAGGTGCTGATCGCCCCAGGCACGGGCAACCTAATCATCCAGGCGCGCTACAACCCGTTCCGCGTATCCACCGTCGGTCCCGTAGGCATCCCGCTAGGGCCGGAGATGGCGATTCGTCAAGGGGAGTATCTCTCGCAGGACATCCTGCCGTCCGCCGTGCCGACACCGCGCAACCCACGCTACCGAGACTCCATCTATCTCGACATCGTAAACGCTGGCGGGGCGCAGCACCTATCGGTCGGCATCTTCTGCAAGCGTGGTCAAGAGAGTTTCGGCAATACAGACGGCACGTGAGGACCAACAATGGCGCTACGATGGGCGGACTCCTGCGGAGACTTCTACAACCACACGCATCTGCATGAGCGCTGGAACGCCGTTGCCGTTAGCCCTACCAGCAGCCAAAGTCTGACCCGCACCTCCGCCGGTATCGGCGTGGTGTTGGGAGCGGGGCGCTGTGGCGGAGACGCTATCGCCTACGTGGGTCAGGTAATCGGCCCGACTACTATGGGCTTGTGGAAGACATTGGACTCCCGCAACTACTGGGTCGTCGGGTGGGCTTACAGGCCATCAACTCCCACCGTGGTGACCCGCGATGCGCTGCTGACGCTGCAACAATTCGGAGAAGTACAACTCAGCGTCACGCTGGAGGAGAATGGCAGGCTGAGCGTGCGGCGCGGGCTGAGCACATCGCTCGGCACATCCTCGCTTGCGCTGCTAGGCGGCAACTGGTACTACCTGGAGTTCAGGGCAACCATCCATGACAGCGCGGGCAGCTTCACCTTGCGCGTCAACGGCAGCACAGTCCTGACCGCATCTGGCATTGACACGCAGAACGTCACCGGAGTAGCAACCGCAGACACGTTCAAGTTCTCTGGTATCCGCGAGCCATTCGGCGGCGAGTTGCACGGCGGGCCTGACCTGATTGACGACATCGTAATCATTGACAACCAAGCATCACTAGGCTTGGAGAACGGGCGGTTGACTGATTTCGTGGGCGACGTGCAAGTCCTGATTCCGGCGTTCGCCGACGCCAACGGCGCGCTCCAGGATTTCACGCCCAACGCAGGCGTGAACCACTTCGACCGGATCAACGAGCATCCGCCTGACGACGACACGACCTACTTGGAGGAGACCACCTCCGGCAGCCAAGAGACCAACGAGTACAGCGACATCTCAACCGCCTTCACTATCATCGGCTACAACATCGTCTCCCGCGTCAACAAGCAGCAGGCAGGGGACCGCTCGTTCCGGCATATCATCCGCGAGTCGGTCGGTCCCACCGTGCATCAGTTTAACGACATCTATTTCCCGTCTGTGCTCGACTACTATTACTTCGACGGGCCGTCCGACAGGAACCCATTCACTGCGGCGCAGTACACCGCAGCCGAAGTAAATGCGCTCCAGTACGGCATCCGGGTGCAATCGTGAGCTTGATCTATCTCGATCCGCTAGACTCGCAACGGGCTGGCACGACATTTGACGGAGACCATCTGACGTTCCCTGCCACATCTGGCGTGTTTGGCGACCCGTGTGCGGAGTTGGCAACGAACGCAGGCGGCGGCAACGATACGGGTTGGGATTTCTTCATTGACCCGCCCATTGACCAGGTAACGGCAGGCGTGTTCTTCAAGGGGAATGAGTTCACCGACCAGCATAAACCGATCCTCTCGTTCTGGGCTGGCATTCAGCAGCAATGCATGCTCATGCTGAGGCAGAACGGGCGCTTCCAAATGGAGCGCGAGGGAACCTTCGGCACCATTGCACTCGCGCTCAAGGAGGACAACTGGTACTACCTGGAGATGTCATGCCAAGTATTCGCCACACCGCCCAATCCGCCAGCGCTCCCGGATGGTGAGACATCTGTCATCGCCACAGTGCGGATCAATGGCACGCAGGTGTTCACCGGACCGAGTGCGTCACATGCCGGGTATTTCCCAACGATCAATATAGTGCAGTTAAGCGGCGTCGTTGAAATAGACCCCGGTGATCTATTCGACGAATTGTACATCACCGACACGTTCGAGGAGTGGCTGGGCGATCAGCGCGTTTACACGCTCCGACCGAACGCCAACGGCGCGTCTCAGCAGTGGACGCCGAACACAGGCGTGGATCATTTCTCTCTGATTGACGAGGCGACGCCTGACGACGACACAACCTACCTAGAATCCTCTACGTTCACGCAGGAAGAGATGAACGCGCATGAGAACCTCGGAGTCGCCCCCACGCAAATCAGCGGCGTCGTAGTAAACGTCCACGCTAAGAAAGTCGCTGATGGGAACGACTCCGCAATTCAGATCGGTGTGCGCGAGGGCGGTGTGAACCGCTACGCAGCGACGCAGTTACGGCCTGGGATCACCTACGAACGTTTCAGCGCTGGTTTCCTGCTCAACCCAGCGGACGGGCTGCCATTCAGCGCAGCGGATATTGACGCCAACGAGTGGGGATTCAGGCACTTCGAGATATAAGGAGGCACGATGGCGATTCTGGATGCTGCCACTAATCAAGGCGCGGATGGGTTCGACACCTATACGACGCTGAGCCAGAAGTACACGGTAGAGGGTACGCCAACCATCGGCGCATTCGGGCGCAACAGCACCAACGGCGTTCAGATCAACAATAACAACGAGGGAATCCTGGCAGGCATCCCCGCTGTGAGCACGGTGATTGTAGCGGTTGCATTCATCCTCAACACGGTCAGCAGCGGCGCGGATGTCCCAATCATCGCTCTATGGGATGGCGGGACGCTGCAAGTGGACCTGCGCCTGGATGTTTCCGGGCACTTCTTCTTTACGCGCAACGGAACGCTGATCGGGGCCAAGAGCACCAACGCGATTATCGAAGATGTGTACCACCATCTAGAGTTCCAGGTGACCATCAACAACGCCACCGGCTCCATTGAGTTGCGCGTAGACGGGACCGCAACCGGCTGGATACCGACGACAGGCGGCTTGGACACGCAAAACACCGCCAACGCGAGCGTGAACGGTGTGCGCCTGCAACGCGAAGTTGGCTCTAACCCATCCATCGTCAGCTTCGACGATTTCGTTATCATGGATACGACCGGAGCAACCAACAACACCTTCATGGGGGACCGCCGTGTCAAGGAAGACGTGGCGAACGCTGACGGCGCGCCCGTAGACTGGACCGCTGTGGGCGCGGCCAGCGACTTCCAATGCGTGGACGACAACCCACCGAACGAGGACACCGATCACATCACGTCGTCCACCGTAGGGCAGCGCAGCGTCTTTACATTCCCTGCGCTCGGCATCGTAACCGGCGTGGTAGACGCAGTGCAGATCGAGTTACGCCACCGCAAGGATGACGCTGGGGCGCGCACTGTCGCAGCGCGAGTCGAGAGCGGAGCATCGGCGGCAAACGGGGCGAACATCCCGTGCGCCGACAACTACGCCTTCGACGTGGGCACGTTCGAGACTGATCCGAACACGGCAGTAGCTTGGACCATTGCTGGCGTGAACGCGCTGGAAGGCGGCGTGGAGTTAATCACCTAACATGGCTGCGCGAGTAACACAGGTCGTCCGGCGCACGCTCATTGCAAGCGGAGACCGCGTTGCCCGTGTTACGCAGGTTACGCGGCGCGCCATCATCGAGCCGACGCCCGCTGCCCGCGTTACGCAGGTGGTCCGTCGCTCCATTATGAGCGAGGAAGACCCGGAGATTTTACGGGTCACTCAGGAGTTCATTGATGTTTCTACAGGTGAGACCGATCCGGCGTTGCGCAACACGCAAGAGGCGGTGCTGCCTATTGGCGAGTACGACGACCCACCGATGCGGCTGACACAACAGGCAGTAGCGTCCACAGTTGAATACGTCGACCCGCCCTTGCGCCTGACGCAGCAGGTGGTGCTCCTGATCGTGCCGTCATGCGTCGTGCGCGCCCAAGGCAGAGGCGGTGTATTATACATAGGATGAGGTAAGGGATGGCAACCGACCCACAGGACCGCAAGTATGAGCATCAGATCATCCGGCTAGGCAACCGTGGGCTGAATCTCGTCTTGCCGCAAGAGCTGATCCCGAACGACCAATACCACCGGCTGGACAATGTGATCTCGCGGCTGGAGGGTGTGTTGGAGGCTGCGCCTGGCGGCGTTGAGATATTTAGCACAGCAACAGGAGACCCTATCCATAGCCTGCGCCGCTTCATCCGTTACGCTGACAACGTGACCTGGTACATCGTCGGCTTTGGCCCCCGGTTGGAGGCAGCAACCGAGCCAGGCGGTCCCTTTGCGCTGCTCAGCGCCACCATGAGCGGCGAGCCGCTGTCCATGATCCCCTACAAGACGCAGCAAATCGGGCAGACCTACGTATTCATTGGAGACACGACTCAGAACATCAAGGTGGTACAGGCCGCGATACCGATTAACCAGAGGATGGGCATACTGCGTCCGCTAGCTATTAACGGGCAGCCCGCAGTCATCGCAACGAGCGCGGGGGCGGGCGTGCTCACCGGGTCTTATGACTGGCGCTACACCTATCTCAACCAGTATACGCAAGCCGAATCTAATCCGTCCGATGTGAACAACACGCAACTCTCGCTGACTAACGAGCAGGCCAACGTGCCCATAGTTGCGTCCAGTGACACGCAAGTGACGCATATCCGCATCTACCGTCGCGGCGGCACGCTGAACGACAACTGGCGGTTCGTCACCGAGGTTGCCAATGTATCGGGAGGCGTCATAGACAACGCAACCGACAGCAGCATCGCCTCAGCGCGCATCCTGGAACTCGACAACGACGTGCCCGTGACAACCGTGAACTGGCTCGACGGCACAACGCTCACTGATTTCTTCGCTGTCCCGCTGCCCTACTTGTGGGGGCCGGTTGACGAGACCCTGTTCGGCACGGGGGACGTGAACCGGCCTGACACGGTGTACTATTCCAAGAAGGGACGGCCCGAATCATGGCCTGCCGCCAACATCATTCCGATTGACGCACCGCAACTCAAGGTGGTGAATGGGTTCGCCTACGACTCCAAGAGCTTCGTGTTCACGCGCAAGGGTCTCTACGGGCTTATCCCGAACCTGATCGAAGGCGTAACATGGACGCCTGTGTTGACTCCATGCGGGCACGGCATCGTAGGCCCGTTTGCATTCTGCGTCGGCGAGCGCATCTGGTTCTGCGCTGAGGACGGCGTGTACGAGACCACAGGCAGCGAGGCGGTACGAGTGAGCGAAGACATCCGCCCGTTGTTCCCCCACCATGCTAGCGAAGGCTCGGACATCCTGGGGCCATCCGGCGAGGTGCTCTATCGCGCCATCTCGTTCGGCACAGGCACCGGCGATGTGAAGACGATTCGCATGGCCTACCACAACAAGGAGGTCTACCTCCTCTACCGCGATCTATCCGGCAACCAGCAGGCCCTTGTGTACGCTACGGACACCAAAGCATGGCGGTCCATGAGCGCCAACACCGCCACGTTCGCTTACTCCGACGAGACGCCGCAATCGAACCTGATCCTGGGCTTACTCGATAGCAGCGTCGTTCGCATCGAGCGTGGGTCGTTAAACGGAGCGCCAGTGATTGCGCGTGCCGAGACAGGCGGCCACGACCAAGGCTTCCCACGCGCCGACAAGGAATATGGCGACGGCGCGGTATGGATGAACTGCGACAATGGCACAGTGACGGTCTCGATATTTCTCAACTCATCCAACTCCCCTGCGCATGTGAGCGCCTTCACCGGAGCGGGGTTGCGCAAATATATCCTGCCGCTCCAAGGGCTGTACGGTCGCCACATCGCCTACCGATTCGACTGGCAGGGGGATGACGGTTCCAGCCCTAAGATTCATTGGATCGAGTGCGCGTTCCTACCTCACCCCGAAGAGATCATTGAGCGCCAGACGGATTGGGACGACTTGGGGCAT